CTCCACGCTATAGGACAAATGACCGTCCCATGCGCGTCCACTGCCTTTGGAGCTCAGAGTCTGCTCCATTAGACGATGGAATTCACGATCATGCGGGTAGGCCTGGCGATAAATCAACTGAACAAATTGCCTGGCCTCGACCGAAACACACTGGCTAAACCGGCTCTGATCTATGCCGATATAGCATGGTCGGCGGAACAATGACCATTTCGCCGCGACCATAGTACCCACGTCCTCAACAGTCGTCCCTTTCGCAATCGTCCTACCCCCTCCCATCCGATTCAACACGCCATACACTACGTGCTCCAAGGGCCGTATATAGCGACCAAACTCCAGATTAAACCGTGTGTCACGCGGCTGAATGACACGCGGGGACGGATCAGGCTTAGAAGTAAGATCCAACTTCTCAGCCTTAACAAACGCCTTCAGCTTAGCATCAGCTGGATTAAGAGCCCGAATCTTAAGGCTCTCCAGAGCTCGTACGTAGTTAGACCGCTTTTGACCCGTATACAAGTCAGGGAACTTATCCCTTTCGATAGGGGTGAGGGAAACGATCCGCTTACGCATTTGCAACCAAAAAGGTCTTAGCGTCCGCATTAGCGTTCCTGGGACCGGACGGGACGGAATAGACCACGTCCCGTCGGCCTGTTGCTGCAACAACACACGTTCTTGTAACCCACGTGCCAGCGTCCCAATATCTGGATTATGAACGCCCCACGCCCGGAGGGGCCCATATCCCCCGAGACCATAGAGCAGGCGTTCGCGCCTCTTCCTAGCTGACAAAGAATGAACGACGGTTAGATCACCTGCCACCAAACGCTCCCTGGTGGACAGCCCGTCGATACACTCCAAGCAGCCTCAACTGCGCTGGAACTGCGCAGTAACTGACCGGCCGGAAAGAGTATGCCAGTCAGTAGCGTTCTCCCGGATCCGAGAACGCGCGGCCCGGGAGGCGAGGAGCTCCCTGGCACGCAATTCACCCACAGAAGGAACAAAGACGAGAGCAACAATCTCATCCACCATGGCGGCCTGGTGACTGGTCCGCACACGATGATCGCGCATTATTTCAACAGCCTTGCGACGAACTGCAAGGCGGTTGGACACCGTAAGATCAGGTGTCCCAAACT